AAAAAGTAATAGTAGCATTTAATAATAATGCAGAAAGCAAGACAACTGTAGACGATATACCACTAAATGACGCACCAGCACACTACCAATACCTTTCAGATGAGGCGTTTAAGAAGCTAATTGTAGGTCATAGAGTTACTTCTCCTATGTTATTAGGTGTAAGAGATGGTAATAGTGGCTTAGGAAACAACGCTGATGAGATAAAAACGGCTACTTTATTATTTGACAACCTTACAATTAAGTCATACCAAGAAGAGTTTACGGATGGTTTAGAAGAAATACTAGCTGTAAATGATATTAGTTTAAAACTTTACTTCATTACTATACAACCCTTAGAGTTTACGGACACTACTGGTATGGATGCAGAGACTAAAGAAGAAGAAACTGGTATAAAAATGTCTGCACAAAGCAATCCTTTAATAGATTTAGGAGAAGATTTAGAAGATGAGTGGGAATTAATAGACTCACAAGAGGTGGATTATGATACAGAAGATAAATTAGACGCAGAAATAGAGGCTTTAAACAACCCTAAACAATCTGTATTATCTAAAGTATGGAATTTTGTAAGTACTGGCACAGCTAGACCTAACAGTAAAAGCGAACAGGACAAAGAAATAGGTAATTTAAAATACAAGGTTCGTTATAGATACACGCCTTTAGCTACAAGTGCTGATAGCAGACCTTTCTGTGAAAATATGGTAGCTGCTAACAAGCTATACAGAAAAGAGGATTTAATAGCTATGGAAAACCAAGTGGTAAATGCTGGATGGGGTGCTAGGGGTGCTGACACTTATTCTATATGGCTTTATAAAGGCGGTGGAGACTGTCACCATAAATGGTTAAGACAAACATTTGCAAGTACTGTAAAGGTAGATGTAAACAACCCTAACGCACCACAAGTATCTACTAACCAAGCTGAGAGAGACGGATTAAGAGTAAGAAACCCTAAAGAGGTAGCTATGAAGCCAATGGATATGCCAAACAGAGGATTTTTACCAACTAACAAAAGATTTAACTAATGGCTAAAGCATTATTTATAACACCAAAAGACCTTAAAAGGTATAGTGTATTTAGCGGAAACCTAGATACTGATAAATTCATACAATGGATTGAGGTAGCACAAGAAATTCACATACAGAACTATTTAGGAACGCAGTTATATGAAAAAATAGAGACATTAATAACCACAGATGCTTTAGATGCTAACCCTACATATAAGACCTTACTAGAAACATACATTAAACCTATGACTATACATTGGTCACAAGTGGAAATGCTACCATTCTTGGCTTATACGGTATCTAATGGGGGTATTTACAAACATACAAGCGAAAGTAGTGAAACGGTAACTAAAGATGAAGTTGATTATTTGGCAGAACAAGAAAGAGACATAGCCCAGCATTATACTAGAAGGTTTATTGACTTTATGAGTTTTAATCAGTCTACCTACCCTGAATATAATTCCAATAGTAATAACGATATGTACCCAGATAAAGAGTCTAATTTCACAGGCTGGGTGATTTAGAAGAACGTAATTGTGACAATAAATGAAAAGATACAAAGTTAAAACTGAAAACATAGAGAAGTTGAAAACATTTTTAAAAAAAATAGCAGATGGAAAACGAAATAGGATGGGGAAAAATATATGAAACTACTTCCTTTGGTTTAACGGAAAGTGATATTGATTGGGGTGGTGTTTATGAAAAATTAACAACTTAATTTATGGCAAACTTAATAAATTGGGGAATAATATACCTAAGTAGTTGGTGGGGGAATGTAAACGAGCCAAACGGCTGGGGAATAGTCTACCCATTTGACGCTGATGGAAGCAATCTAACTGCAGATACTATTTTAGTGTTAGCAGATACAACACAATTAACAGCAGACCAAACAACATATTAATAAAATAAAAGATGGCAAAACAAGTAATAGGAATAGGAACGACAGCTAATGATGGAACTGGAGACCCATTAAGAACAGCATTTACAAAAGCAAACGAAAACTTTACAGAAATATATACTGGATTAGCACCTAGTTCTGGTGTAATAGATGTAAGAACTACAACTGAATTATTTTATTGGTCTGGAACACAAGCACAATACGACGCTTTAACGCCAAGTACTAATACTATTTACTTTATTTCATAATATGGCTATTTATAAAAACACAACGGAACTATCAAAAGTCTATAAAGGTGCTGCGGAATTATCTGCGGTTTACTTTGGTGTAGATAAAATATTTCCAATTATAACAGATTACTTAGTTGAATACTTAGCAATTGCTGGTGGTGCTGGTGGAGCTTCAAGGTCTGGTGTTGGGGGTGGTGGTGCTGGCGGTTATTTAACAGATTCCTTAACTCTTAGCGTTTTGACTTCTTACACTATTACAATAGGCGGTGGCGGTGTTGGTGGAAACAGCGAGGTTTCAGGTTATGATGGAACAAATGGAAATAACACTGTTTTTTCCTCTATTACTTCAATAGGCGGTGGTGCTGGTAGTATTGGTATAGGTAGTAATGGAGGTAGCGGTGGGGGTGGGGGTAGGGGTATTTCTGGTGCTGGTGGTATTGGTACTTCTGGACAAGGAAATAGCGGAGGTACAAGTGGTTCTGGATTAGGTGGCGGCGGCGGTGGTGGTGCTGGTGGAATAGGGTCAAACGGAGGTAGCACCGATGGTGGTAATGGTGGAATTGGATTGTTTTCAAGCATAAATGGAACATCTATAGGTAGAGGCGGTGGAGGTGGCGGCTCTGGAGAAAGTGGAACTGGCTTGGGTGGTACTGCTTCAAGTGGAGGCGGTGCTGGTGCAGATGTATCTGGTGGCTATGGTGGTGCAGGGACAAACGGAACGTCAAACGCTGGCGGCGGCGGCGGCGGTGGTGCTCAGAACTATCCTGGCGTTAATGGAGGAACTGGAGGTTCTGGAGTAGTAATACTTAGAATTTTAACATCAAGATATAGTGGAACAACAACTGGAAGCCCTACAGTTACAACAGACGGAACAGATACAATACTAACCTACAACGGTAGCGGAACTTATACAGCTTAATTATGGCACACTTTGCAAAATTAAATAGTGAAAATATAGTAGAACAAGTACTTGTAGTAAATAATCCTGTTTTATTAAAAGCAAACGGGACAGAAAGCGAGTTAAAAGGAAAGCAGTTTTTAAACGCAACCTTTGGAAATGCTAAATGGGTGCAGACATCTTACAACGGCTCAACTAGAAAAAACTACGCTGGAATAGGATTTACATACGATTCAGAAAGAGATGCTTTTATATCTCCTAAACCTTTTAATAGTTGGTTATTAAATGAAGATACTTGTAGATGGGATGCTCCTATTGAATACCCAACAGACGGTAAAATGTACTCTTGGAGTGAAGAGGAATTAAACTGGATATAAATAAATTAAAAATATGACTACTTCTGACCTTAAAATCGCTTTTATAAATGTTATAACTCTTGGATTTAACTTTATGCAAATAGACATAATATTAAAGATATTACTAACAGCGGTTGCTATTGGATACACAACCCATAAATGGTATTTAATGTATAAAAATAAGAAATGAAAAATATAGTAGAAAGCTGGAAAACAACATCACTAGGGATATTAGTATTAATAGCTGCTATTTCTTATATCTTTATTGTTCAAGACAGTAAGGTGTTTCAGTTTGCTATACTATTAATTGTAGGTATTGGTTTCTTATTTGCACCAGATACAATCATTGATGGTTTAAGGTCTGTAATAAAATCAAATAAAGATAAAAAGTGGTAATGTTTTTGTTAAATTTATAATATGGCAATAGTTTATAGACATATACGATTAGATAAAAATGAACCATTTTATATTGGAATAGGCAAAAACACACAAAGAGCTAAAACTAAAAGCAATAGAAACAATCATTGGTTAAACGTTGTGTCTAAAACAGATTATGAAGTAGAAATATTATTTGAAAACATATCAAGAGAACAAGCTATTAAAAAAGAAATAGAATTAATACTATTATACGGAAGAAAAGACTTAAATACTGGAACATTAGTTAATATGACAGATGGCGGAGAGGGTATAGTTGGATTTAATCATAAACAGCAAACTAAGGATAAGATATCAAAATCTCATATTGGAAAAACATTTTCAAAAGAGTCAAGAGATAAGATGTCTAAATCTAAAACTGGAGATTTATCTCCAACAAAGCAACAATGGGTAAAAGATAAAATATCAAAAACACTTACTGGTTTTATTAGAGGTTCATTTTCTAAGGAACATATAAAAAAACTAAGCGACGCAAAAAAAACAAAAGTAATACACATAAAAACAAATGTTATTTACGATTCAATAAAAGATGCTTGTTTTGATTTAAATCTTATACATCAAACAGAATATGGAAAAATGAAAAGAAATAGTAAAAACAAAAATTTTAAAGTATTAATTAAAAAATAGCCCTATTTAGTACAAATATGCATATACATTAGTTTAAAATTACAAATATGGAATTAACAGAACACTTTAGTAAAGAAGAATTTAATAGTAAAGATGGGGCTGGTATGCCTCAGGAAGTTTGGGCTAACATAAAGATACTAGCT